AAGTTGACTGATGTGGAGGGGGATTCCAAGAAGCGGTATCACGACACGCTTATCTCTAACCCAATAGAGCTATGCGGATTGCTGACCAAGCTGAACGTGACCAACGACCCCAAGTTGGAAGAAGCACGTAGACAGTTGGAGTTGGCTATGTTAGGTGCAAACATAGAGACCATCAAAGACTTCGCGCCTGCGCGTAACGAGTTGAAGTCCAAGGTGGACGACATCCTCAAGCGTTTCGAGTGGTAAGGGGAGACCATGACATTTCAAGAATGGGTTAAATCCTTTCCCGAAGCGGAGAGGGCTAAGTTCTTCCGACAAATCATGAAGGTGGTTGACGCAGGTCGCAAGGCAGGTGTGCCGCCCGAAGAATTGGCAAAGATGTACGCAGACACATACAAACAAGTAATAGAGGAGAACACATGAATACATTAGAACTGAACAACGTAGAACCGAGCGACAAAGTGGCAAAGGAAATCAAGGAACTTAACCGGAAGTTGACGAGTGTGGATAGGCTGATAGACCCAGTGGTGCAACGGCTGGCCGTGCTTAATCCTTTGTGGCGATTTGTAGTATCCAGTACAGGGTTCGACAACCATTCTGAACCACCAAGTCTCAAGGCAGTGGAGTTCAAAGTAATCGAAGCTGGCGAAGAGCTAGGCACTATCGGTAGGTGCTACCACGGGCGGGAGCATGTAATTGAAATCTCCAATCCACGTATTGGTAACGAAAGAACGCGCGGTGGTGGGTACAGAACTAAGGATGCGGATAAGGCTATCTTGAAAGCCAAGAAGATGTTCTTCAAGCTCAAGCCCAACGAGCGTATTGAGAAGGCTATGAAGGATGCGGGAAATACCATATACCAACAGGCACGTAGAAAGGAAAGGGAAATACACGAGCACTCAGGTGTTATAAATCTCGCCGCTAGTAAGTTCATCATGGAAACTGGCTTTTCTTTGTTCCTCGACCACATCAAAGGGTGGCATGAAATTGATAGCAATAGAATCCACAAAGCTATTGCAGAACGTGACCGCATAGGTGAGGAGATGCTAACTATTGAGAATGTCAAGAGCCGGTTCGAAGCGGGTAAAGCCGCGCTTGTCATCAAAGATGATGGTAAATACCTAGTGAAAATGGGTGACGTTATCCAACTTTTTAATGATAATACGCTCCCCGAAGATATGAAGGGTAAGCTAGGTATGCTAAAACTTGTGGAAGCCGAGACGTTCATAAGCGACATGGGTTGCCGTATCAGCGACGAGGTATTTGTGGTAGTGATGGGGGAGGGCTAACAAAATGTTATGGGAGGTATTTTTACTATTTTTGCTAATGATGTTTGGTTCGTTTGTAATACTTGCGACTGTTGGATTCCTTATGTGGGTGTTGTACTTTATACAGAATGGAGTTGATGATGACTGAAGAAGACGAAGCGTTCAACGAGATTGAGCGCAGAAGTATTGCAAAGAAAGAAGCTGTGAGAGCAACAATAGCAATCAATCCGTATCGTGACCAAGTGATTGACGAAGTGTTGCAACGCATCAAAGAACTGCGCCCTGCTGTCATGCCGTTGGAGAGTATGGGCAGAGGCAAAGCCACACAAGAATGGTTTGATATTTTGGTAAAAGATATTGAGGAGATGAAGAAATGATTGATGAGGACGATGACATTCAAGAATACAAGAAGCCGTGGGTAGGGCTGACGGATAAGGATTGCGAAGAAGTTGAGCGTTGGGTTGAATTTAAAGAAGAGGGTAGCGGTCGCATTCCAATTGGCAAACTTGCCCGATACATTGAAGCCAAACTCAAGGAGAAGAACACATGACACCAACACCAAAACTGCGTTTTGTTGAGCGTGCGGATGGCTTTGAGCAACACGATGTGAAGGTAACTGATCGACACGGAGTAGAGGTTTGCTACCGCCCAAAAAAGATACGCATACTTCAGCAATGGTGGGAAGACAACAGCACTGACATACATTGGGTCAACGGCAATCCCGGCGAATGGCGTGATGTACCACTGGAGGTGGAAGCATGACTTGCCCACCATGCACACATGACTGCGACCAAGGTAAGAACTGCCCAAACAAGGAAGAAAAACATATGAGTACACCACAAGAATACTGGGACGCTTGTCTTATCAAGACATGGCGTAACGATGGCAAGTTGTTAGATGCCATACAAATGTTTAGAAGCATTGTTGGTAAAGACCACTGGGAGTTAGACGAACCTTTGTTGCGTGTACCAGCGAAGGGTGTGCCGTGGGGTTTGTACGTAAAACCTTTTGTAGCGGCGCACTTGGAAAAGATAAGCAATCGCCTATGGGAGCAACCGCCTGAGAAAGATGTGCTACTACTGAAGAAACTGAAAACATCCAAGTACGACACAACTACAGTAAACACAAACAGAGACAGCGAAATGAATAAAGAAAGAGAAAGATACAGAACAAACAGGGTCAAGGTAGGTATGAACACCCTTGCAACCAGCATTCGTAATTCCAGCACGGATTGGAATACGGTTAAAGGCTCAAGAAGTAGGACACGATAGGGAAACACATGATCGACAAACTCATACTCAGTGCTGTGCTAGGCACAGTGGGGTTCAATGGATTATTCCCCGACCCACCACAACCCCTTACACCTAGACAGCTACAAGTAAAAGCAAAAGAGGCGTCGAAGAGCGAGGTGTGTAATAAGAAGAAGCAGAGTAAGACGTTGAAACAATTGTGTAAACGATGGGGGAAGAATGATTGAACAGGTCAAAACATTTTTTGGGAGAATGCGTGGCTTGCATGGGCAACGCAAAGTGGTAGTAGAGGAAGGCTTGATGTGGCGTTGTACCAAATGCCATTTCATTTTTTTAACCAAGGAAGAAGGAGAAAAGCATGATAGTGAAAGAAATTGTTGAGAACGAGAACGGCACGATGACCATCATCTGTGACTTTGAACCCGCAGAAGTACGTGCTTGTGTTGAGGTAGGCTTTATAAAACTGCTGAGAGACTACTTAGATGAACACGCACCATTCCATCAAAGGAATATAGATGCTGAAGCCAAAGAAGCGTGAACTGACCAAGAACGGCAGAAGCGTGAGCGCTAAACTGACTCAAAGTGAATACGAAGAGTGGGTAAAACTTGGTAAGGGTAAATGGCTAAGAGCGTTCTTGAAAGATAGCCGATTTGAAAGGAAAGCAAATGGAGGAAATTAAAAAACGAAAGGGACGAGGCCCGAGTAAGAAGCCGACCCTCTTCAATACGAGCTTGCGATTACCAAAGCATGTGATGGATTACTTCAACACCCACTATCCGTATTCAAAGCAAGCCAAGATTCGTGAAGTTTTAACCGAGTATGTAAACAGCCAACAGCAAGGAGCTAACAATGGCAACAGCTAAAAAACGCAACACAAGCCGCGCCGCAAAGATGCGAGCGTATTTCGCCACCAACCCAACAGCTACAACTGCTGAAGTAGCCAAGAAATTCAAGACCACGTACCAAATTGCGTACATGGCTAAGAAGAGTATGGACAAGGAAGTATCAGGAATGATATACGAACTCACCAAAGGGCGTAGAGCGGCGGCGCAAAAATGGGAAGCAATTACATTCACTTCAAGCGACACGCCAATCACAATGGAGGAGCCAACCGAAGACCCAGTGAATCACCCTGCCCATTACAAGGTAGGTGGTATGGAGACTATCGACTTTATCGAAGCGAAAGATTTATCCTATCACTTAGGTAATGCTGTGAAGTACATTAGCCGAGCCGACCACAAGGGCGACCGCAAGCAAGATTTGGAGAAAGCCAAGTGGTATCTTGAACGAGCAATCGCGCAAGCCTAACAAATTGTTAGGGTAAGCCCCAGCCACCTTCGGGTGGCTTTTTTACGTCTGTGCTTGACATTGTCTAGCAATGTGTTATTATCGCCGCTTGAAAATAATTTGGAGTAGTTAGTGGCGGCAACCCCCGAGGCCAAGGTCAAGGCCAAGATTAAAAAAATCCTGAAAGACAACGGTGTCTACTACGCCATGCCCATCGGCACTGGTTACGGCAACTCAGGAGTCCCCGATTTTCTATGCTGTGTCAACGGAAACTTCCTTGCTGTTGAAGCCAAGGCAGGCAAAGGCACGACCACGGCACTGCAAGAAAAAAACCTTCGAGAGATAAAACAATGCGGTGGCACAGCCGCCGTAATTGCCGAAGAGCAACTCGAATACTTAGAGCAACTTATCCAACTGATGAAACAATGAAGGAGCTAACAATGACTGAATTATCCGCAGGTGTACGTGCGCTGGTAGGGCGAATGGAGTCCAATCCCAGTGAGTTTTATGGTAGTGCTGACAAATGGCACTTCATGTTCGCCGCTAATTTCCGTGAGGTGTTGACTGAGCCTGAGAAGGGTGCACTGCACGAAGCGCTGAAAGAAGTACGGCGCAAAGAATTCGACGAGAAGGTCATGCGTGAGTTGTTGAAGGACAACATGGAAGAACAACTAAAAGGCGCTCCTTACTTTACCGGTGCGCAAATAGGTAGCAATAGTGGGTTTGGTCAAGCGCAAATAAAGGCAGAGGGCTCTCGTCTTGGGTACACCCTTGCACAGCTACAAGATACGTATAGCCCAAACATACGACTTGGCGAACAAACCCTTAGCGAAGAAGATGTAAAGCAAATGAAGGCGGCAACCACATCCTCGAATCTTTTCAGATGAACATAATCACAATCGACTTTGAGACAGCCTACGGCGGTGACCTTGGGTTTGCCAAGCAGACCACTGAGGAATACATCCGCGACCCACGCTTTGAAGTTATCGGTGTTGCGGTACAGGTAAACGATGGCGAGCCGGAATGGTTCAGCGGTAGCCACACAGCCATGTACCAGTTCCTCAATGACTTTGATTGGGAGAATTCCCTTGCGCTGGCGCACAACGCAGTGTTTGACGGAGCCATCCTGAATTGGATATACGGCATTAAGCCCAAAGGCTGGTTGGATACGCTGAGCATGGCGCGAGCATTGCATGGCACTCAGGTAGGCGGCAGTCTAGCGGTCTTAGCGACCTACTACGGAATCGGGGTCAAGGGTAACGAAGTTGTCAACGCCATCAATAAGTTTCGCAAAGACTTTAACAAGGAAGATTTGGCACGATACGGCGACTACTGTAAGAACGATGTGAAGCTGACATGGGACTTGTTCGGTTTAATGAGCCAAGGCTTTCCAAAGATTGAGCTACGCCTGATTGACCTGACCATACGCATGTTTACCGAGCCAGTGTTGCAGTTGGACAAGTTGATGTTAGACCTGCATCTTAAGTTAGAGAAGATGCGCAAGACAGAGATATTGAACAACTTCGACAAAGACACTTTGATGAGCAACCCGCAATTCGCCGACTTGCTTAGATCACTTGGTGTTGAGCCGCCCATGAAGAAGAGTCCTACTACTGGTAAGCAGACTTACGCATTCTCTAAGATGGATGAAGAGTTCAAGGCCCTACTGGAGCATGAGAATGCGAATGTGCAAGTATTGGTTGCGGCGCGGTTAGGTACAAAGTCAACCATTGAAGAGACCCGCACCGAGCGGTTCATTGGGATTGCTAAACGAGGCCCAATGCCTGTACCCCTACGCTACTATGCCGCACACACTGGACGCTGGGGTGGTGACGACAAGATCAACTTACAGAACTTACAGCGCACATCCCCACTGAAAAAGGCTGTCCTTGCGCCGTTTGGTATGGTAATGATTGATTCAGATTCCTCACAGATTGAAGCACGGACGCTGGCATGGCTGGCTGGGCAAGACGATTTGGTAGAAGCATTTGAAAGGGGCGAAGATGTATACAAAATCATGGCATCGGCTATCTATGGCAAAAAGATTGAAGAGATCACAAAGGATGAGCGTTTCGTCGGTAAGACAACGATTCTTGGGGCTGGCTATGGTATGGGTGCGGTTAAGTTTAGAACGCAACTCAAAGCTTTTGGAGTGGAGGTATCGGAGGATGAAGCGAAACGCATCATTGATACATATCGTCGAACCTACCCAAACATATCAGCGTTGTGGAAAGAGGCGGCAAAAATATTCTCCGCAATCATCGGTGAACAAACCACATCCTTTGGTCGGGGCGGCATTCTCAAGGTAGATGGTTCCGAGGGCATCCTGCTACCCAACGGACTGCGCTTAAAGTATCCCAACCTACGTAAAAAGACAGACGACGATGGCGATGTTGAGTATGTGTACGACACCAAGAAGGGCAAAGCTGTCATACCCAACCGAATCTACGGCGGTAAAGTAATCGAGAACGTATGCCAAGCACTTGCACGTATTGTGATAGGTGAGCAGATGTTAATGATTGCAAAAAAGTACCGCGTAGTTATGACGGTGCATGACGCCGTGGCTTGTATTGCACCGGAAGACGAGGCTGAAACAGCTAAGGAGTACGTTGAGTTGTGTATGCGTATCCGTCCGTCGTGGGCACCCGAGCTACCCCTGAACTGCGAAGCAGGGTATGGAAAGAGCTATGGAGATTGCTGATGAGAGTCTTGTGGAAGTACATCAACAAGAAAACACGCGATGTACATTTTTCATGGGACAGATGGAGTCGTGGCGATGCGTATGGGTTTTGGGAATTTAGAATACCAAAGGAAGATTTATGAGTATCGTATGGTCGTTCAGTAGCTTAAAAACATTTGAGCAATGCCCAAAGAAGTACTATCACACCAAGATAGCCAAGGATGTTGTTGAGCCTGACACAACGGCAACGCTGTACGGCAAGACTGCTCATACTGTGGCAGAGGAATACATCCGTGACGGTAAGCCAATCCCGCCAGCGTTTGAGTACATGAAGGACACGCTGGATGCCCTCAAGAATTTAGAGGGGGAGAAGCTGTGCGAGGTAAAGCTAGGCTTGACCAAAGACCTAGAGGCTTGTGAGTTCCATGCCCCGAACGTATGGTGGCACGGTATTGCCGACTTGGTTGTATTGAACGAAGAAAAGGGTTTGGCGCATTCCGCCGACTACAAAACCAGCAAGAGTGCACGGTACGCAGACACCAAACAACTCGACCTTGTGGCGGCTGGTCTTTTTGCCAAGTTCCCCAAAATCAATCGAGTGAAGTCAGCCTTGATCTTTACGGTAAGCAAGGAGTTTGTGAAAGCCGAGCACCACAGAGAAATGATGCAAAAGTACCTAGAAAAGCCAGCGATGGGTGTTGCACGGATTGAGGCGGCGTTAGAAAATGGAGTGTGGAATCCTATCAGTGGGCCGCTGTGCAAGTTCTGCGCGGTCAAACAATGTGAATACAACCGGAGCTAAAAATGAAATTTGATTCAACTAATTACGTAACCAATGAATGGCAAAGCTACTACGGCGCTGTACGTGCTGTGGTGGATGAAGAAGGAAACGGTAACAGCGAAATCACAGTGTTGGAATTTGAAACACCTTCAGGTTTTTCGCAGTTGATGGAGGTTACGCTATTGACAGGTGACAGCCCACAAGACGAAACCGTTGTTACGTTAGAAGATGTACACACAGTGCGCATAAAAATAACAGGCGAATGGGAAGGCAGTGAAATTATGTATGGTTTAGCCGACTTAATACACGCTTTGAAACTCAAAGCAACACTTGAATGAACCACTAAGGAAACATCATGCCCTACGTAAACAAACCTAGACCATACAAAAAAGAATATGAACAGCAAAAAGCAAGAGGCGAATCTGATACACGACTTGAACGTCAACGAGCAAGAAGCGAGATGGACAAGAAGGGCGTTGACCGTACTGGAAAAGACATCGACCATGTGGTTCCCTTGTCCAAAGGGGGGAGCAATGCTTCAGGAAATCTTAAGCTCAAGACCCCGAGTGCCAACCGTTCG